GCTAAGAACGAGGTTCAAGCAGCACTCGCAGTCATGGTTTCACAGGCTACCGATAAGGTTTCACGTGGAACACTAGAGGGCATATCAAAAGCATCGATGGCTGCTTTAGTTAAAGATCGAGTCGAAAAGATTGGTCGGACCAGATCCCTGCTCGTAGCTAATACTTTGACACCGTATGCGAGCAATGTAGCCGAGGTCAACGCAGCCGTTATTACCGGCGAAGATATTAAGATGCGCTGGATTACCCAAGGCGATGAGCGAGTGCGAACTACCCATGCACTCCGTAACGGGAAGTTATACAGCCCGAAGGCAGCATTGAACTTGTTAGGCGAACCGAACTGCCGGTGCAGAGTCGAGCCAATGGTTAAGGGCGAAGATGAAAAAGAATATGAACGTATCCGCGAGGCAGGTCTTGCGGTTAGTATCGAGGCGCAACGAGAGCAGGAATTCTGGCGAACGCTCGCTAAAGAACGTCAGGCACTCGGGTTCCCTCCAGGTTAAATTAGATCCTTGGTCAACCGAAGCTAGGGTCTTGACGTAGAAGTTCGATTCGGTAAAATTCGAATGCGCGGTGCGCTTTGTCATAACAAACGGAGTTTTTATGGCTTTAAGGTATAAAGTGGATGAGGAGCAGTACGTCGATCTAGCTGAAGATCAGCAAGCGATGTATCGCAAGGAAGGCAACGTTTACTTGTTAGACGTTGAGGGCTTCGAGGATAGTGAAGCTATTGGTCTTCGTCAGAAGGTCGAACAATTACTAACCGAGAAGAAAGAAGCAGAGCGAAAGGCTAGGCAGGTCGAAGAAGCCGCTAGAGCTGAGGTCGAAGAAAAGGCTAAGGCAGCAGGTGATTTCGAGCAGTTATATAAATCGCTCTCTGAAAAGTATAATGGTCTGGAATCTCAATACACGGGACTTCAGAACGAAATTAAACGAGGTGCAGTAGTCAACGAGGCAACAAGGATTGCTAACTCGATGACCCGAGATACTGCCCGAGCCAAGCTATTAACTGAGAAGCTAGCAGCAAGGCTATCCGTCACGGATGACGGTTTAAAAGTATTAGACCAGTCTGGAAATCTAACGGTTTCGAGTCTGGATGAGTTGACCCATCAGATTAAGACGGAATTTCCGTTCTTGGTCGATGGATCTCAAGCGAGCGGCGGGGCTGCTCAAGGATCTAAGGCCGGAGGCTCTGATTCTAAAATGGTTACCCGCTCTGAATTTGATTCAATGGATCAATTCGCTCGTAGTGAATTTGTCAAAACAGGCGGGAGAATTTCTGATGATTAATAGGAAACCGCTATTATGGCAAACGTACTTACCGACCTCGCGGCTGATATCTATCGCGCCGCAGATGTGGTTGGGCGAGAACTCGTTGGAGTTATCCCCTCTGCCACGTTAAACACTGACGCGTCACAGCGCGTTGCACAGAACGATGTAATCCGTTCCGCATTCACCCGAGCTGCTACTGTCGGCACCGTTACTCCGTCAATGACGATCCCTGAAGGGACCGATCAAACCGTTGACACTAAAACGATGTCACTGAGCACGACTGCATCTGTCAAGATCCCCTGGACTGGCGAAGACATCAAGCACGTTAATAACGGCGCTGGATTCGAGACCATCTACGGTGACCAGATCCGTCAAGCTATGCGAGCAATCGTCAACCAGATCGAATCACAAGTAGCTGCTGACGTTTATAAGAACGCTGGCAACGCTTATGGTACATCCGGCACGACTCCTTTCGGTTCTAACTTCAACGAAGTGGCCGAGGTTCGTAAGCTCTTGATCGACCGTGGCATGCCAGATGATGGCCGAGCTACCATCGTGATCAACACTGCGGCAGGCGTAAAGCTCCGTAACTTGGCATCACTTCAGCGAGTAAACGAAGCTGGTGGCGATGACCTCCTGCGTCGAGGCACTTTGCTCGAACTCCAGAACATGATGATCAAAGAGTCTGGTCAGATCGCTTCTCATACGGCTGGTACTGGTGCGTCTTATGACGTTGACCTTCCTGCTGGTTATGCTGTAGGCGATAAGACGATTCACGTTGACACTGGTACTGGCACGTTCGTACAAGGCGACATCGTAACGTTCTCAAGCGATACGTCTAAGAAATACGTTATCGGAACTGGCTTCGCTGGTGACGGTGATGGGGATATCGTTTTGAACTCTGGCCTCTTGGCAGCAGTAGCAGATAATGAGGACGTGGCTATTCAGTCAGCCTTCACTGCTAACATCGCTTTCCACCAAGCAGCTGTAGAAATCGGCATGCGTCCGATGGCACAGCCTAACGGTGGTGATGCTGCTGTCGATCGTCTGACTGTACAAGATCCGTTCTCGGGTCTGATCTTTGAAGTAGCTGCTTACAAGGGCTATAACAAAGCTATGTTCGACGTATCTTGCCTCTATGGTTACAAGGTCTGGAAACCAGACTTCGTTTGTATCCTTCAGGGCTAAAAAGATCTTGGGGGGTCTTCGGATCCCCCATAACTTTTGAGGTGTCTTATGCCTAGGAAAAAGAAAGAAGAAGCGCCAAAAGAGAAGATGGTCAAGGTCATGCGCCGAGGCCAAGTCGTGGAGATTGAGGCGAAGTATTTGAAGAATATGCAAGCCAACGGCTGGGTGAAGTCGAATGACGATAATAGTTGAAGATGGTTCGATAGTAAGCGGTGCCAATAGTTATATTACGGTTGCCGAATACGAAGCTTGGGTAGATGATCGATACCCAGCGCACGCCGATCATGGTGATAGCGCTAAGATCGAACAGCTAATCCATAGAGCTATGGACTATTTCGAAAGCCTAGCATTCAAAGGCTACAAAAAGACCGAGGATCAGCCTTTACAGTTTCCTCGGGATGGTGTGATCCTAGACGGTTATTTAGCTAGCAACACTAGCATTCCGTTTCAGGTCAAGCGAGCGTTATACGAGATCGTCTACGCGGATGAATCAACCTACGGGATGTTCAACGTTATCGACCGCAAGACGAAGAAAGAAAAGGTGGATTCATTAGAGATCGAATATGCCGATAATTCTGCGAGTCGCGTTCTTACTCCGGCAGTATCGGCTTGGCTTCGTAAATTACTGATGCCGCAGAATATGGTCGTTAGAATATGAAGCTGTCTCTAAATACAGGGTTGCCAACAAGGTTGATAGATAAGTTTTCGACCGACCATATATCAGTACGTGAGCGCAGCCTTACGAAAGATCGTGTAGCTCTGACAACGACAGTCGGAGCCAATACGGATACGGCACTGAATGCGGTCGTAATTAATTATGACAAGTCAGAGATCGACGGAACTGAAATCTTGGCGAATGATTTGAAGATAATCGCTGACTCGGCAAAGGTTATATCAAAGGCAGACGGTGATCAGATATTAATAGGCTCGAGCACGTACAGAATAGTCGATGTTCGAGAGATCAACCCAGCGGGTACTGTATTAGCTTATGAGATCCAGGCACGGTTATGAGAGGCGGTAAAACCACGACAATGGTTAGTGCTGACAAGCTAGGCGAAGCCCTCTCCGAGATATTAGAGCGATTTGATAAGCAAACGATCAAAGATGCTAACGAGGTCACTAAGGAATATGCCAAGAATATGTTTGGTACGATCATCGAAAAAACGCCGGTTGGCGATTTCGATCCTGACCATGCTGGCACATTGAAAGGCGGCTGGGTTTTAAGCACCGGATCGCCGAGCAGAAGTAAAGGTACGCCTAATCCTACAAGGACCAGGAATAGCCTAAGAATCCCTGGGGGATTGGTAACGAAGAAAGGAACCAAGCAGTTATTTCTAGCGAATAATCATCCCTATGCTGGCGTGGTTGAATACGGTGGGTATCCGGCAAGCCCAGTTCGGGGGACGTTCGATAAGCGCACAGGAAGCTATCAGATTAGATCGAGTGGTGGATTCTCTAAGCAAGCACCCGCAGGTATGGTTAGAACTACGCTGGCGAAGCGTAAGCGATTCTTAGAAGTGGCGGCTAACAAAGTATTATGAGCGCATCATTCTTAAACGTAGCCAAGACCTTTGCTAAGGCAGTTGATGACCTAGCGTTAGGGATAACGGTCGTACAAGAAAACGATGATTTTCAACCGCCATCGTCTGGGCAATGGGCTGAAATGACGATGCTTAGTCACGAGACCGACTCTATGGGCAAGAGCGGATCTGGTGATGAGAATACGGGCGCATTGCAGATCAGTCTATTCGACGCTGACGCAGGGACATTGCAAGGCGTGTTATTAGGTATCGCGGATCAATTATCTGCGGAATTTGTGCATGGACAGGAATATACTCTATTCACGGATACGGTTTATATCAACCGATCATTTAGGAACCAAGGCCGAATGGTTGGAGGATTTTACCAGATAGACTTTACCATCGAGTGGATTTGCTACTCGAATAGATAGGAGGCCACATGGCAACAACTGGAGCAAAGAACGGAACTGACATCTATGTCGCCATGGATACAACGGTTCCTGGTACGTCATACGTTCAGATCGGTGGGCAAAACTCTCACAGCCTGACGTTAAACAATAGCTTGATTGATATCACGAACAAGAGTTCGGCTAGCTTTCGTGAATTACTACCCGACGAAGGTACTCAATCAATCGATCTAACTTTAGACCTGACCTTCAATAGCGAAGCGACATTCACGTCACTCCGATCTATCGCAGGGACTAAAGCAGACGCCGCATTCCGAATCAATATGACTGCGGGCAATTTGGACTTCGTGGGCATGGTTGCATCATTCGCTGATACGTCACCCGATGGGGATAAACTGACCGCCAGCGTTACTATTCAATCCA